GTGGGTCAACCAAATATCCGGCCTCGCATTCATCGGGGCAACTTTCGCAGGGGAAAAGATGATATTTTGTGCAACCGCATTCTCCCTCTAAATTATAAAGCCCGTCATAACCGTTTTCCTCAAGATATTTTTTTACTATTTCTTTGACATTCATGTATTCCTCCTAAAAAATATAGGGTGAGCGGGCAAGGATTTGCACCCTGCATGTGTTATTTTATTTCGTCCGGTTCCTTGACATCGTCGCATTAACCACCACCTACTTCACAATGCATGCGATACATTGCCTTTCTTATTCTCTGGTGTGCGTCTACATTTTCCGCCACCACTCACCCCTCATAATATTTTGCAAAATTATTTATTTCTCTCCATTAAAAATATAACCAGTTCCTTTACAATACGGACATTTAATGAATCCAGATTTAAGTATTTTGCTATCAGGATCAGCTAATTGAACTGATCCTGTACCTTTACACTTCCAACAAATACTACTATTATTTATAGATTTTATCACTTTTCTATTCCTTCCTCCTTAAAAAGTGGAGCGGAGATCATTATAGAATCTCATAAGTTTTCTCCGCTCCGTCATGGCCTTTAAATCTCGCTTTCTTGGCCTTAAATTACACTTCCTTAATCAGTTTTATTTTATCCGCCATCAATGTTCCTTCTGGCCATCCATATTTATTATTGCTCAGACCAATATAAAGTCTGAATACTTCAATTGGTATCTTTGGTTTTCTTACACCAATTGCCTCACATTTAAAAATCGTATATCTTCCGGTAAATGAATGAAATGATTTTGCTTTTTTTAATGATTCAAATATTGTGATGCCATATTTTTTATTTTTGCTTATTGTCCACGCATTTATTTTATATATTAATTTTAATTTTAATAATTTAATCTTGTCAAAATAATGATTGCATCTTACTCCCAATTCCCTTTCATTACATACCGCGCTCACAAGTTTATCATCTTCCCATGCGACCACCTTATAATAATATTTCATGGCTTATCCTCCAATTTGCATAAAAGCCTTATTGATATAATAATAAAGTGCCGTTGTGTGTACACACAACAGGCCATTTTTCGCTCTAATATGATTTATCGTCCTCCGTGTTGATTGGCCTTGTCTTGGCCAATTCTTCCCTTAATATTTCACTTACCAAACTCCGCAGATTTTCTTTATTTGTTGCCCTGCGCGCTTCTTTTTCGGCCCTTAAAGGATTGGTTACACAGTACCGATCAGCGGCGTAATTCATAAACTTTGACAGTGTAGTTTTCTTTTCTGCGGCATGTTTTTTATAACGCTCTTTATCTTCATTGCTGGCCCATACTTTTATATAAGGCATTCTCTACCTCCCGCTTGTATCATAAATTAATTCTTGCATTTCTTTTTTATCAAAAAGTTCTTGCTGCGAAATATATTCCTGATATCGCTTTTCCTGATCGGCCCAATAATCTTTATCAATTTCGCATCCCTCAAAGTCAAAGCCCAAATCATGACAAGCAATGCGAATTGAACCAGAACCTACATGGGAATCGAATATTTTTTGGCCGGGCTTTGCGTAATTGGTTAATAGCCATGCATAGAGATCTACTGGTTTTTGACATGGGTGTATTCTTGCATTCTTTCCAATATTTTTCCAATTTATTGTTTTACCCTGTACATTTCCCTTCCAGGCAAATCTAAATATTTTAATATTAACCCCGAATGAATGGTATGCGATGTCGCAGTCAGATAATTCACGACATTGCCTTTGAATACCACCATCTAATTTATCGTGTATTATTCTACCACCAATTAAATCTGGATAATAATTTGCTCCCCATATTATTTGGTTTTTAGATATTCTAAACAATTCTATAAAATATTGTTTTGATGGAATTTTATTATTCCACGTTATTTTTTTATGTATTTTTTTACTTGCCGTTTGATTAAAATCTCCGATTCCATACGGCGGGTCAACAATAGCCAAATCATAATGGTTATCCGGCTTGTCTTTCATTATATCCATGCAGTCACAATTATGTACAATGTTATTCATAATCAAATCCGCCCATCTCTTGTGATGTGAATAAGTTATCCTGTTCTTTGGCTTGCTTTATTTTATCTTTTTCCCAGCAGCTTAAGCATTGCCTGATTGTTTTTGTTCCATCATCTGTTTCAATAATTGATTCAATTGTCCAGGGATTTTTTTTACAGACTTCACAAAGCTTGCTCATGTTTGCCTCTCTGATTTATATATTATTTTTGCTATATTATTTTGCTCAAGATGCGTCCATGGAATGGTAGCAAATATTGTTAATCCATAACCTTTTCTACTTATTTTTAATTTATATTTTTCCAAATTATTTAAACAATATTTTTTACATTCTTTCCATATTATTTTATATATTATTTGAGGTAAACTATTATTAATATTCCAAAATATATAAATTATCCAATCACAATTAATATCATAAATCCATCCCCATTTTTTATCAACAACACATTGAACCAATTCAAAACATAAGTCTGGATAATATTTCCTTCTGGCCTTTTCTTCAACCCTGTATTCATTATTATTAAATATCAATATTAAATCTGATTTTCTATTTGCGCTTCCCGTTATTTCCTTAACTTCGAAACCTTTATTTTCATAAAATTGTTTCGACCATATTCTCACTTTTTTTTCAAATTCAAATTCATCTGTTATCAAATTTCGTTACCCCAACAGTCCCAATCATCCCGTTTATTTCTTGCGAACAATTCAATTTTATTTTTCTTTTCAGGGTGTAATCTTTCTATCATTCCATAAAAATATTCCGGCTTTTTACTGTGTTCTGTTCTTTCCTCAACATAAACACTGTCTGTTTGATTCGCCGCGCTTTTATCAGTGGGCGCGCTTGACCCTCGCCCGGCTATTATTAATATTTCATGTCTAATAGATGCGTAAAATCCCATATTATGTTTTACTTTATCCCATATCATGCATGTTTTATAATCGAACCCCCAGGCATTTATTATTTCAAATGCCCTATTTAATTTAGGAGCTGTTGTCCACAGATAAAGCACGCAATTATCATCTGCCAATCCTTTTATTGGAAGATCTGCCAATTCTTCCTCTGTCATCGTCGGATAATGGCGTTCCGCATCCTGTCCAAAATATTCTTGGTCTTTATAATATTTCCATGGTGGATCAGCATAAATTATTTGATATTTTTTATTAGGCAATTCTTGCTGTGTTCTATTTTCATCACCACGCTTTATTTTTTTTACTTCTTCCCTGATTTCCCGAACGGATAGATTTTCTTGTTCAGCTTTATCGAGCATTATTTCTTGTTGTTCTGGTTCCAAAGAAGCTACTTCTTCGTGATGAGAAAAGCTCAAATCTTGTCGACGTCGACAACTTTCTACTGATCCACTTACGCTTTTTATTGAGGCGAGCGTGTCATATGCTAACCCCGTAATCTCCTCGGCTTCTTTATACATCTCGCCCCATTTTTTCTCGCCAAATCGCAACCAATCACCGATCCAAAATTGTATACTTTTTTCCATAGTTTTTAAAACTATTCCAATCTGATCCCATTGCTCTTTATTGATTGATTCTTTTATTATAAGACTATTTTTTGTTATTTCACAATTTGGAATTGTTACGAGTTCCATCTATTCCCCCATAAAAAAAGGTCTTAAACCAGCCGCCTGGACATCGCCCAATGGTAGGCGAAGCGGCCGGTTCAAAACCTCTTTATCATTTTCCATTGTATTTTGTCCATGTGCATAATATCATATTCCCCCAGCTTGTGTCAATAAAAAACGGCGGCTTTCCCTGGGAGGGGAAACCATATTATGGTTTAGGGCCGCCGTCATAATTCTTTACCTCGTAATTTTAAAAAGATTGTTTCAGTAAGTTCGGCAGATTTTTCAAGCTCATCATGGCAGCTCGCACAAACTAAGATTGTTTGACAATATAATTCCAGCCTCCACATCTGCCCCCGGTACCAATGCCGCTTGTGTCGATGATGCCAGGATAAGCCGAAAGTGTTTTTGCAATCAAGCAATCGTGCCTCACATGATCTTATACCAATATTGTCATATATTTTTTTAAGCTTTCGGTTTGCGGACTGGTTTATTTTTCCTATCTTGCCTATTTTCCTTAACATGCCGTATCTATCATCTCCTCCGGGCTGTAGCCCTGTGACAGGAAAAACTCTTGTACCTTCATAAAATATGCTTTGAATTCAATTTCAGTGCAAAGCCGGAAAGATTCACTTTTTGGGAGCTCTACAACTTCACCGGATTTTAATTTAATTATTTCCGGATTCATAAATCTTGCCTTCAGCCATTCATGCCAAGTGGCAGCCGATCCGCCAAGATGGAAGGCCACAGCCTCAAGCATAAGCCAGTAAAGATTATGCTCCCGTAGGTTTCGCCGTGTTTTTAAATCAGCATCGTATATTTTATTAACCGTCAATCTTTTTTCTGCCCAGAGATAATCTTCTCGTTCTGTAATAGCGAATATTCCCTTACCGTTATATTTAATTTTAATTTTCATATTCCATGTTTCCAACCATATATATTTCTTGCCGAATTAAAAATATTAGTACAATATTCTATTTCCTCAACGACCTCATATACATATTTATTAGGCTTGATATAAAGCTTAAAAGCCTGATTATATTCACCGGTATTATAATATGCAGCGAGCTGCAGGTCATGCCATTTTTCAGGTTGCCCCGTTTTATAATCGCAGATATCAATCTGCCCGAATTTATTTTCATAAATTAAATCAATAGTCCCGGCATAATGACCATCTTTATTATAAACAAGTTTTTCTATGTCAATTACTTTTGCAACATATTTGTCATACCATCCCTGAAATGTTTCAAGTAATTTAATCTCTTCCTCGCTTAATGCCGACCAATCGAGCGTGCCCTTCAAATATGCTTCAAATATTTTATGTTTGCGTTTCCCTTTTTCCGCTGCGCCTGGGGCATAGTACCCATGTATTATGCCCACATCTTTAAGGATGGTTGTGACCGATGGAATTTCTTTACCATCCACAATATAAGTATGTGTCCCACTCTCAAAATCAATATGCGGTGTTTTCACTGTATGCCTCTATGCCGGGGATATTTGTTTTGCCTTTATCGGATCTTACTTTACCGCCGATCATGGTTTCGTTTGGCACCATATATTCCCGCGGGATTAGGTTGATATTGGTAATCCGATATTTCCAGATAACGCGTGTTGATAATCCGGCTGATTTTTCGACCGGCGCGGCCTGGATCTTTGGTGTTATAATTTCTTGATCAAGCACGGCTTGCGCTTCTTGCGTATGCCCTTGCTTTTCCAGCTCCTCAGCTTCCGCCAATCGGCGCTCTTCTGCCTTGCGCTGCTCTTCCTCTTGTTCGCGCCTGGCCTCCGCTTCGGCCTTTCTTCGTTGTTCATCAAGATATGAGCCGATTTTTGTTTTCAATAATTTTTCAACTCGAAGGGGTATTTCTGCATATTGTTTTTTTTGCGCGACGGCTTCTTTGTGCGCTTCATTTGTTTTCTTTATGATCGGGTCAAAAGTATTATTTATTTTCTTCAAAAGTTCCTTGTTGCCTTTTAGCAGGATAGTTGCGGTATCCATGCTTGCCGTATCATATACCGATATGGTCTTTGCTTCCTTAAGCAAGCTTTCGCTCTCGTCTACCAATTCATTGTTTTTAGCAATAATTAAATCATTCATTTTATACTCCTTAAAATTGCCGGAGCTGAAGCCACTCAAACCCCGGCGACACAGTAAACATCCGGCAACGCCGGATTAATAAATATCTGGTAATGTTTCAGCATCTTCAAATAATTCTTGTTCCGGTACTTCTATTTGATCGGAAAGCGCCTGGTAGAGTTCGTTCAAAAATGATGCGGAATTATGCTTTTTTTCATCCCTAATATAGGCGATAAGTATTTCAAGCTTTTGTGTTAATTTGTCACCCTTATATTGAGAACGAATTCCATTCAACTTTTTGGCGAACTCAATTTTCAATTTTTGATCAGATAATTTGTTGATCAATTTTACACACAATTCAGGCGATATTTTTTGATCATTCATGTTGGCTTGAGGAACCTCAACATTATTTTGTTTTTGTTTTTCCGTGTTTGACTGGAGTTGTGGCCCTCTTGCGTCATCATCTTCACCCTCAACAATAATCCCGAAGGCATCCATAAACGAATATCGTTTTCCATATGTCGATGCTGATCCGCGCTGTTGACTTGAGTTTGTAAAACTATTGCCTGGCAAGATCGGTATTTCGACCGGTGTTCGTTCCCTGTGTCCATAGCCAGACACAACGCACCAGACGCAAACTTCCTTACCCTCTTTAATTGATTCCTCTTCCCACCTGTACGAAAACCCGTGTCTGTTTATAATCGGCTGGTATGTTTTCAATATAGTTTCCAGCGGACAATAAGCATAGAGTGGGGACCCTGTCCTGTCGTTGACAATTTTGTTTTTAACTGCAGGAACAAAATCTCTTTGCATTTCCGCAAAGTGATTGTCAAACTCATGTTTAAAAAATCGTTCTTCCTCTTTTGTTTTTAATTCAACCAGTTTTTCCAATTTGGCAATATCCAGGTCTTTGTCTACTGCCATTTTCAATAGCAAGTCTGTTGTCGCATCCGGCCTTATGTTTCCTTTTTCGTATACGGACACTGCCTTGACTGCTTTTTTTGTCTGCCGTTTTTTCACAACAGCTTTTGATTTTTCCATGCTCACCTCCAATATAATATTTGGGAAGCGGCTGGACGTACCGCACCGCTCCCCATAATGGAAAGTGAGTACCGGGATAGGCCCCCCTATCTACCGGCGCTCTCTTCCCTATATAAATCTCGTTCCATTCTAAACGATTTCCCGTATAGATGATTGTCAACACAGTTCGGGCAATAGTCATCAAGTTGGTTACCGCATTCTGTGGGGTCAAATGTTTTGCCGCAATTCTGGCATTCTATTTCTGATATCATGCATCTTCCCAGGCTTTTATAATTGAAGGGCGTGCGATATTAAGCATTAAGGCAGTTAATTTCTTTCCAAAAATGTCGCGTGTTGCAGCGCCGGCAACTATCATGTATTCATCCCTCTCCATCCCGATTAGTTTTCCTAATCTGGCCCTCGATCCGAAATAGCCAAGAAGAAAATCATTTATGGTTTCGCTGTGCTCTTTTGCCTCGCCCTTTAATTTGTTTTCAAGCTCGGTAATAAATTCATTAAAATCCATTTAATCCTCCAGATTATTTATCTTATCATCTTTGGCAATAATTTATTCAGCCCAATTTTATCAGCTATTTTTTTACCAATTGCATCTCGTAAATCTTCAGAGAGTGTTTTTTCTAATTTAGAGGAAATGGTTTCTACGGCATCACTGACAAATCTTTGCGAATGTTTATTTAATTGTTGTTCAATTAAATATGTTATTCGTGTATATGCCGCATCATAGGTTGATACATTCCCATTTTTATCTACTTTTTCAGACAACCATTTATCGAACCTTTTTTTAATAAGGTCTATAACCGTTCCCTCCTCAATTTTGCTTCCATATTTATCGGTCAAAATTATATGTTTTTCTATAAACCCAATAAATGTATTTTCAACGAGTGCTTCTATTTTATTATTTATGATATCAGAAACTTGATCCTCATAATTATTTTCGATTTTCTGATAAAGTTTTTCCACCGCCATATTTACGATTTTGTTTTTAATTTCGTCTTTTAAGCTGCTGTCCTCGTCAATATAAAAATCGTCCAGGTCTAAATTAAATTTGATTTCCATTTAATCCTCCAATAAAATAAACCCCACCGCCGGGAGATGATGTTGCGGGACGGCTGCCCGGCTGACGTGGGGTTTTAATTTTTTGATTGATTGCAACATCATATTATTATCTTAGCACACTATTATGTATTTGTCAAGCTTTTTTGTTGACAATTATATTTTTATTTGCTACAATATATATATATATGGAATATACTGTAGAACAAATTGCAGAGATTATCAGCATCAGCCCTTCAACCGTGCGTCAGCATGCACGCAAGTATAAGCTTGGAAAGACAGTTGGTAAGCGACTTAAAATCTTCTCCAAGTCTGATCTCAATTTTTTCCGCAACCGCCCCGGTGTCGGCAATCCAGATATTGCCAATTTGCGCCAAAAAACACTACACAAGCGTGTAGCTGAAAAAACCAAAAAAACCGAAAAAAAATAAAACTTTTTACACAAAACTCTTGACATCTACACTGATATGTGCTATATTATAATTAGAGAGTGACAATAACAGTCACGGGAGCCGGCAAGGTGGCACGGAGTAGCGCAGAGCGGCGAAAGAAAGTCCCTCGGTAGCCTGGAAGCGAAAATGGAAAGAGAAGGGATTGACAGCCTGTAGAGCGAAAAGCTCAGGAGGTGTTACATGACTAAATATTTTAACAACATATCAGCCGCTAAAAATTATGCAGCGCAATTAAAACTTGACGAACCCGATTATGCGGATAATGTTCAGATTTTCGAAACGAATGAAGAAAGTTTTGGCATTTATGCTGAAACAAAAAAAGGTCAGTTTGGCGTAACAAACGAAACCGAATAAGAGCGCAGCCCCGGAGACGGGGCCGCTCTATAGGCTGTCAATAACACAAGGCACTGTAGAGCTTTAAGCTCACACACTAAGGAGGTGTTATTATGCATATATGTAAAACCAGAGTTGCAGATTTTGAGAGAAGCACAAATGATGATGGAGAGTTTACGTCTCCTGCTCATTATTATGTTGTTCTCGCCGACGGTGAAGAAAACACAGAAAAAGGCGATTGGTTTGAAACAGAAAAAGAAGCAGAACAGTACATCAAAGATAATGCGTAACAGAGCACAGCCCCCACACGGGGGCGGCTCTATAGTGCCTTGTGGCGATACTATCTCACGAGCTTATATGCTCATGGAGGTTAAAATGATAAAAGAAAACAAACCATCAAAATATACTGTTAGGTTCAAAGTATTAGGATGGGCTGATGTTTATTTAGATGAATTATCGACAACGGAATATATGGTTACTATTTTCAAAAATAATGGATCTTGTGAAGCATTTAAATTTTCTCAACATCAAAAAGCGCTTCAAAAATATGAAAGTTACAAAAAAGGGGGTGAAGTGTGGACATAAAAGATATTATGCATCCGACACAACAAGAACTGTATGAATATATGCACGAACAGGGGAAAAAGCGGTTCGGCACGGAGTGTAAGCATACTAATGTGAAAAACGGATATTGCACTAATTGCTTGAGGAAAGTAATTACAAAAATTAGTTAACTGGGCCGCGCCTCGGAAACGGGGCGGCTCGTGAGGTAGTATCACGTTTGCAGATTGTAGAGCCTGTATAGGTTCGGAAATATGGTGACGACCAACGCGGGGGAATATTATGGTAGTTATTATTGAGGAATGCAGAAATAATGGAGAGGAGTGGATTAGTAATCACAACACATCCGATCCAAATATTGCTATTGAGCGAGCAATAAAAAAACATTTTGGCCAGACTGGTTATTTTCAGCAAAACAATGAATTAACGACAGATTCTCATAATCGATACGGGCAAATATGGCAACACGGGTCACTGACCACACGGATGCATATACGCATAAAAAATTAAGGGCCAATCGCCGGAGTTTTCTCCGGCGGCTCTATAATCTGCAAACAACTGATAGTCTATAGAGCGATATGCTCAGAGGAGGTCTTATGGTTTGTGTTAAAGTTTTAAAATCTGAAAAACAAATTATTGTTTCTCATGTTGGAAGTAATGATATTAACGATGGAACAGAATATGTATTATCATGGGAATGGGAAATAAAATGCCATTTTCCCAAAGGATATATTCTGCTGATAAATGATAAATCGGAAATTACAGCTTGCGTGCATTTTGACATGATCGAAATTGAGTAATAAGAGCATGGCCTGGAGGAACCAGATAACATATTCCCGTTACTGGTATATGGCAGACAATCAGTGGAGACGACGGCTCTGCGAAGCTGGCTGCTTGCTCTCTGGGCCGCTCTATAGACTATCAAAATAAGGAGGTTTTCTATGTGTGATTTTGTAAGCTGGATAGAATACAAAGACACGCTATATTATCTAACCAAAGAGTGTCTAAGGGATAAGCGAGCAACATATATTGATATGGCAGATATATCTGGCCATGGGGCGATTGAAATTTTTTATGACTTGCAGAATAGAGGCATACATAAAGAATGTACCGATTTTTCATCGCCGAAAAACTTTCCCCAAGAAATAGCGGACGCCATTAAAAACGTAAAGTTCCGGGGAATAGGTCTTGACGTTAGATTATTGAATCAGCAAGGTTGTGCCAAATATTATAATATTGAACAACCAGCCTATGATAAATATGAGAAGATAAGGCAGGCGGCCTATGATAAATATGAGATTACTGGGGATCCGCTCTTTGACGAATATGATATTGTCGTAAAGCCAGCCTATGACACATGGGTGAAGATCAGGCAGAAAGCCTTTTGGGACATATTCGCCATTAAAAAATACCGAGCAAAGGCTTGGAGATGATGGCCGCTTTTCTATAGATTATTAATGCGGGGATGGTGGAATTGGTAACGCATGGCGAGATGATGGGGACTGCAAGCGCTTACAGTGGAAATCCCGGCCAATCCATGAAGTCGGTGCAGGTTCAAATCCTGCTCCCCGCAATAGGGGCCGTTGGCCTACAAGCGTTTATTTGGTTTTTTTCGATTGGTATGCATTTACGTATGAAAGGAGGTGCCCCGGATTAAAAGCTTGTGCGGCGGCTTACGGGCCGCCGTGCTGGCTGTTAAGCCAGAAAGGATAATCTATGCAACTAATAATGAGAGTAATTAATGGCGAGCTTTTTTATGATGGCCGCCCGGTAAAAGAAATCAGCGCAGAGGAACGGGAACAGAGAATCAAACACACGGCCAGAGTTTTAAGAGCAGAATTAAACTATCTCCGGGCAAATGGTTAATATCCAGCGTGCGGCCCTGCTACTATGCGGGACCGCATACCGGCTATTAAGCCGAGGAGGTGCGAAATGCAATTATTGATAATGTTGTTTTCCCTGACCATGGGCATCCAATCTGGTGTGCCGTTGATCCAAGCTGGATCTGTCTCAGATTTCGCGGACCTGCAGGTAGGATTTGAAATCTGCGAAATGATATTCGTTAAAGCCAATGTCATAACCTATTTTAACAACTCTATTACCGGATATGGATTTGCCCCATATCAGGCGGACTATACTTTCAATTTTGGGATCAATTTTGATTGGTTGGAGATTGGTTTTATACACACCTGCAGTCATGGAGTAATGCAAGCACAAAAACAAAAGACAGTATGGACCGGCGAAAAGTTGTATATAACGATCAAGGGCCGCATGGCTTTGATCAAATAATACCTCCTTTTTTTACGGGTATGCCGGGTCACCCGCGCCAATCCCGGACAGCGGATGATTGCTAAAAATCATCAACAGTAAGGCCCCCGGAAACGGGGGCTTTTTTTATGCTATCACCTCGAAAAGAGATACACTTTGTCGATAGAGTTTTTTTACTTTTCCCGCCCATGGATCCCATATTTCACGCATTGATTTATCAGCCTGGCAAAAATGGGCTCCTGATTTCGTTTTGTATTTAATAATTGTGTCGGTATAATTTTCATGTCCTGTTTCCCAAAAAGTAAAAACATTTTTTTCAAAAATGCCACGCCTGAATGCATCTAAATTATGCCCCAATTCCTGCGACGCATATTTAATTACCGATGCGCTATTAACCCCCATGAAACAATTTTCATTCATGATGGACGGATTCTGCGAACATTCAGCATAAATATAATTGATTTGATTTGCGGTCAAATATTTTTGCAAATGTGTTTCGGCGATACCGGCCAATGACCGGAAAAAGCATCCATAGACACGTATTTTGGGAAGCAATCTGGGATCATTCTGTTTTATTTTCCCTGATTCAAACTGATAATTTTTTGATAAGCTCTTAAAATATTGTGTAAACATAATCCCTCCTAATTAGTCACCACCAAATAGATAATAACGCCGGCCGCTATCACTATTACGCCCCGATAAATCCAGATTTCCGTTTCCTTCGCGGCGCTGTACTGCTTCCAATACGCTTCCAATCCGTCTAACAGCATCGTCGAGCTTGTCAATGCTGTTTCCGATATGCCGAGCTGTTCCGACAATTTCTCGACCGTAGCCTGAAGCTGCACGTTGAGCAGCCGTAGCCGTGGCGATTCCTGCCCTAAGATTTTGTATGCTTGTTGTAACTCGTTCCATTCCCAGTCCGTAAGACAATGCTCCGCGTACAAACCAGGATAGATCAAAACCAACAGCAAAACTAATAGCAATAATAATCGCATATTTAATAACCTCCTTCACTTATCCCTCCCGTGGCTTGACAATACCTTTTATTTTTTCCCAAGCACGTGCCCCAATTACAATCCCCGTTATAATCAGCCATATCCAACCATCAATCATTCCCTTAAGAAGCGCGATGCTGGCGATTATAAATGCTGCGCCTTTAACGCTTACCAGTTTAATAAACAATACTTTAAATCGTTTTAAAATCTCAATTAATGTTTTCATGGTCACCTCCGGTCCATATGTTTTAATAATAGGTTTTTAATATCATCCTGGCCATCCTTTAGATGTTTAATCTCCGACAAAATCATACCGCGATCCTCGCGCCAATCATTAATTTGCTTTTCTGTTTCTTTCAGCCTCCCAAGAGTGTCAGCCCACAAATAACCACTAATTGCCAGTAATGCCGCAAACAATGCCCCAAGCAACCAGAAGGTTAATTTCTTCGATCCGTTTTTTTCAGCCATGCTTTTTCCTTTTTTAAGAGATTTATAATATCCTGTGCCATGTTATTCATTGGCTTTACCCTAATTTCCAGACTTTTATTTTATAATACCAATTACTAAGAGCCGTTATGTCTCCATTATCTTCCACATAAGATGGGTTAGAACTTGATGTTTGTATTTTAAGAGTATTGGAATCAATCTGGTATATTGTATAACCTCTTTTACTTGTGTCTCCCACGTAAGGAACTTCAAAACTATTAGCATCTGTCCCATTTGTTGAAATAAAAATCTTAACTAATAAATCGCTTAAAGGAGCATTAAGGTTGTGTGTTAAAGTATCAGTGGAATCTGTTGGGTCGTTCCCTAAATGTACAGTAGCCCAATCAGCTACCCCAGCACCTCCCATTTCGTTTAGCAACCATCCGCTGTCAAATACTTCCATGGCAGCCGTCGGCCTATGATGTGCGTTTGGGTCTTTTATGTGTGCCGTAAGGTCTATCATTTCAACAACCTATTTAAACACTGTAATGGAATAATTACCGGCCTGGCCACCAATATTAGATATATCTCCTTGAAATACATTACCATTGTCTAATATCCCATATGTTCTGATTATCTGATATCCCACCGAGTCTGGTCTTCTTTCTATTTGTGACATTGATACATAGAAACCTCCAGCACCAAAATTGCACCCACCAAAACACTTCTTAATATCACCAACCTCCATCCATGACACTAAAGCATTTACTAAAACGTCAATATCTCCGCCTTGTGCATGATATGTCTCCCATCCAAAATTAGCAATTAATGTCCCTAATATGTTTACATCACCTGGTATTTCAAACGGATCACTTAACGAATCTCCTATAATCTCTGGCGCACCTGCGTGTCCTTCCGCCAGTGCTGTAAAGTTCGCCTGGTTCTGTGTCATTTTTGTTGATGTTAAAAGTGAGTTTGCAGCATAGGTTATATCAGTCCAGGTACCACGCAAATAATCCGGACCTAAAGTTTTTGCCATTTCCAAATAACAATCAGGACAAATAAAAGTCGCCGTTCTATTACCAAGTATTTGTACTGATTGCATACTAACCCAACCAGGATGCCCAACTCCAAATATTTTTTCTTTTTGTGTCTCTCCACATTTAAAGCATCGAATTATTCGCGGGATTTTTACTGTGAGTTTATTATTTATTTTTGTCAGACAGTCGGGACAAACTTCAGGGTATTTCCCGGAAATTGATACACCGATAGGGAGCACGGCCCATCCAAGAAATGTTTGGCCCGGCCGTTTTTCTGTTTCATGCCGTTTACAAAGATGGCAGTCCGCACTACGCAAATATTGTTTATTCCAGGATAATGGTTTTGTATTATATTTAACTCCCTCAATATCCCAATGTTTTTGTATTACCTTTTCTGTCTTCATTATATCTCCTTATAGAAGTGGATTATATGATTCATCCAATAATCCATAATATACATCATCTAAATAAAACGCGGCCAACTGTTCCCCCCCAATATTCTGCATAACGGTTCTTACTGTCCCATCGCGTAAACTATAGATTATTCTTTCAACTCTTCCCGGGGTCGCATTATATTTTTTCAATGTTTCCGTTATAGTATTTATGTCTCCTATTTCTATAAGATAACCCATAGCCATTATAGTTACTTCAATCAATTCAAGCGGTGTTTTGTTAATTTCAATGTGTCTGTCAGCATAACTTTTAGCACTGGATTCATCCACATGCCATACCGTTTTATCCTCAAGCGTAACACTATTAATCCCGTACAGTAATTGCGAGGACAAATCGTTTGCATAATAGTTATCTTCCCATGTGTCCGTATCTGGGTCATATCCATAATAACAATACAGTTCATTACAAAGATTTGACTTTTCTATACTTGTATCTATCTTTTCACACGTACTATTATCATGATCTATCCCCTCTTCGGCGGGATATGGCGGGATGGGTCGCTTGAACTTGAATTTTCCTTCACCATTTATCCAAATATAGGAAACGGTCAATTCTTTAATTGTTTGTAATACATTTTTGATCGTCTGTCCGGCAAATCTTCCCTTGACACTGTAATCCAATGTGTCACAATCCGTCCACCAGTCCGACCAAGAATCATAGTCAATATCGACATTCGCGCTGCTTTCCGTACTATCAAGATATCCATATGTGGTTAATATGTCCCAGACAAGGTCCGCCGGATTATAAGCACTCGAATAATAATCGATAGAATCTTGACCGCTGCCCAGTCTGATATTTAAGAGATCGTTCATTTTATCACGGGATTTCAAACTCATCTCCGCCCCATCAAATGATACATCCTCAACCGTTCCCGTAAAGAATGTCAGACTGTCGTTCCAATAATCGCTACCTACACCCCAACATTCGTCAACTGCATCATAATCGTCCCATGCCCCGTCTAACTCATTCCAGTTATAATCCCCAAGCCCTGCCCAAACTGCATCGATATTATCCCATGTCTCATTTACAAGGTCATCCCATGTAGCATCAACCTCCCAGGTCACGTCAATATCTACTCTCAATCCGAGCTGTACTGTCCTTCCAAGATTTGTTTTATCATCAAGAAAAATATTCCAAGCTTGATCACAATTTGAAACCTTTATTGATGCTGAACTCGCGCTGAGGTTTGCGTCTTTCGATATCTGCGGAACAGATATCATATGCGTCCCCCGCGCTTTTCCATCAAAGATAAACCATCTATATAATGACACGTTCTTAGAGAGTAATTTATTTTTTAATACGTCGGTTACAGTTATCATGTCCTCGCCAATATCAATGATTCCCAGTGTCCGTCCGAGTAACAAAAAAATAATCTTGTCGCATCGGCTGCACAGGCAACTGCAGCATCAGCGGAACCTTCGTTAATGTCTTCGCCTGATGCAGGGAAAATATCAGCGGATTCAGCCCCGTGATTTATTACACAGATTTCCATACCTTCTTCCGCCGCCGGAAGAACTACCGAGTCACCGCCAGATGCACAAACTGATATCTCGGCCACATCTCCGGTAATTGCCACTGCGCTTCCCTGTCCACCTCCGGCATGTGCAGTAATACCGTTTTGTGTAGTTTTATGCACAAGGCCGCTGCTGTCTATATGCCATTTTGTCGGATCGGCAATCGATGCAATCAATTCTTCAATTGCTGCAAAATTGGCCAATATCTCCGGATTAGAGTCTTTTAATGTCGTTGTAGATGCTGGCTTTGTCTTATCCCATGCCATATCAAACCTCCCGTAAAATTAGTGTTCCCTCGTATTGACCATTCCACGACGGAAACACTCGCGGTAATGGATTGTCATCATTTATTATCCTTACAATATATTTAGTCGCTGGATAATTTTCATAATCAGGATAAAAATATAACTCTGTAATGTCTTCCCACCAGGGATAAATTATATCTCTATCATCCGATTCCATGTTTACCGGTATTTCCCACCGGCCTTTCTGGGACCATTTATACGTATACAGGGAGCCGTCCAACGTTTTATTATTGGTAACTTCCCGCTCCATTGGATCAACATACCCTTCCATCGGGTCAAAATCAACATTGTCAACAGTATCAGAAAGCCGCATTAAACTCATATTATCTCCCTCATCATCAATCCAGATTGGATGCTGTCTTTGAGTGCCGGTATAAACTTTTGTCTAAAAATGCGTTCTATCGTTCCCTGGTCCAGATCTTCAATATTTGCATTAGGAAAACTTATTACAACACTTATATTGTCGATGTTTACACTTTTCCCACCATCAACGGCAATATCCCCGAAAAACTCCTGCACCTTCCGCCTATTACTTAACGGGATTACTGCTTCTGTTCCCGCTTCACCGATTTGTGCAAAAGTAGGACCGGTAACAATTCCACCTTCTGCCATTTGATTCGCCCATCCCTTAACAAGTCCGGCCGCAAGATTTGCAGCAGCCGCACCGCCAAGCCATGCAAACCCGGCAGCAATCGCAACCGGATTAGGCGGCCATATACCCTCGGCAAAAGATTTAACAGCTTGTACAATACACAATTGCCCTATCGCGGTTAATACATCGGCTATGGCCATAATCCCAGCTTTTGCAAATGCGCCCCAGGCATCCTCACCCTTTGCCATTGCTTCGCCCATAGCAGCAAAACTATTCCCGACTGCCTGGGCTACCATATTTGCCCATTGCCTATAAGCAGCTAAACTTTCTTGATGACGTTGTTCATCTCTTTGTTTATAATCTTCCTTTATTCTGTCAATTTCTTCTTCTTGCCATTCTTGTACTCCAACTTTATTGGCCCCGGCTTTTCGGTAAGCTTCTGCCTTTGCCTCGATCTCCTCTATCTCAAGCTCCATGTCTGATTTTCTAAGATCGGCAAATTCTTGTAACAGCTTTTTATTCTCTTCATTTTGCTGTTGTCGTTTGCGTCGCCATTCCTCAGCGTTTCTCTCTCTGCGTTCTTTTTCTTTTCTGTATGATGCTCCGGACATCTCATCTGTGATATTATAAAACCCCTCAATATCGTGTGTTGCTTCCTGATAGGATGACTTTACCTTTGCCGCTGATTCTTCAGATACAATACCTACAGCTTTTAATATCTCAATCAACCCTCGCAAGGGAAGCATCATTAACTCAATTGCCGGACCCAATACAGCCCCGAAAATCTGGGCAAGTGTTTTCACAATTGGCATAAGCGCAATTATAATATCGAGTACAAGATTTATCAGAGGAGATAACTCGGTTAAAATATCAGCGACAATATTAAGTCCCTCGGCAAATAGCCCTCCCAGTATTTCCGCCAACTCTCCGACAACTAAAAAAACTTTTTCCAGTATTGGGGCAAGTATTTCTATTATATTAATTAACGCATCAAAGGCCGGGCGCAAAGCCTGTATTACAGTAACCGCAAGATCAGCTACCCCATTTATAATCGGCATAAGAGCATCAAGCAAATCAAACAATACAGGAAGCAGTTCAAGTAATATATCCATTACCGCTTCTACCGCCTCACCAAGGCTTTCAAATATTTCTTCATTTTCCGACATAAACTTAATTACTTTTGTAAACTCGTCGATCAGAGGCTTCATTGCTTTGGCAATTGTTTTGCCAAATACTTCCTGAAGGTCGCCAAGTGTATTTTTTAATGATTTTAATGCTCCTCCAAACGTATCACGCGCAGCACTGGCGGACCCGCCAAACTCGGTTTGTAATTCCTGAAGGATCATCGCTTGCGCTTCTGCTTCATGTCCAGTTTCAACAAGATTTTTGATAACTTCCTGCTGTGATTCGCTAAAGTTAACACCAACACGGCGTAATGCTGTTACTCCTAAAATTGGGTCCTGCAGAGCTTTGCCAACCTGAATTGCACTTGATTTTAAATCCTGGCCGAGCGCTTGTGACATATCAAGCACTATTTCTGTTGCCCCTGGGAATACGTCCTTACCGATCTTTGTGAATGTCAACAAGATATTCTGCGCAGATAAAACGGCTTCGTCCCCATATGTTGTTACGTCCTGGAACCCTTTAGCCATTTTTAGCAGTTCTTCTTTTGTAAGGCCAATTGCGTCTTTTGTCGATCTTAAAACAGCTTCAACTTGTTTTTCCGCTTGTTCCTGTACGATGAATTTTTCCGTACTGTCCTTAATTACTGTTTTTAATCCATTCCACGCTGCACGCAAAGCAGCAACAGCAAGTTGAGAACTAACCATTGTCTGGAAAAGAGTTTTTGTTTTTCCGTGTGCAGCATCAAGTCCTTTATCAAACGTTTTAGAGTCTGTCCTAAGTTCTAATACCGCTTTACCTAATTTTTCAGACATTCAAATCTTATCCCCATACTTTCCAATATTTGCTTTTGCTGCGCCTTCGTCATCTTTTTACGCGGCTCTCTCTGTATGAGATCACGCCGTAATTTATTTACAACCGATCTGCTCGCTTCTTTTTTTAACGTTCCGCTCCCGACTGCAACATTGGTTATTTGTTGTAAGGATTCCTCGGCAATCAGTCCACGGAGTGATAATATATGTGCAAGCGCAAGTTCCACTGTCATCTCCGCCCAATTGCATGGCCCATAAAAACGATTCAAACGCGGGAGAATTTCTAACCAGTTGCTTCTTGCGAAGTATCCCCCAATCCCTTCGCAAGCTTCGGAAAAAGTTTTATAATCTCCATCTTCTGCATACCGGTTAATTTTTTGTAAACTTCATCCGGTACGGTTGGTATCACGCTTCTGGTTATCTCATCAAGTAGAGCTTCAAGCTCATCACCGTCGACATCCTTTTTATCACCGAGCTCTTTCATCATCGCGTAAAACTTATCACCCTTGTTGATTATCGTTTGATAACCCTTCAGCCCGAGTTCACGAAAGTTGATAATCTCGTATTCAACATCATCAATTTTAATCGTCTTGTCAGATTGAATCGTTTTAAGATCAAGTATGTTCATGTCTTCTCCTTATGCTGTCGGGTCTGCATCCTGCGCTACGAGCAAGCCAAATCTCTCGGCATCGGTCGAAGCGTCCGCATCTTCAAGCGCCATAAATACCAGGTTAAGTCCTGCACCGTCAGTCTTACTGAATACTGGCGCGGGATTCTCACTCTGATATACGCGCGGTACCTGATACTGCATGTTCCAGTCATCCCCGTAGGGAGACGCACCACGGCATAACAACGCATAAGTTTTGACATCAAAACCCTGTCGTAAAGTGATTGAACGATAACCAGCCGTCCCAGATCCCGCAGCCTCATCGGTTACCGATACGCCATTTAATATTTTGGCATATTCCTCAAGCGTGAGGTCGAAAAGTGTTAAAGCAATTTGCAAATCCTCTGAACTGCGATTTACTTTAACCGCTCCGGTTGCACCATATACTCTCTTCTGGTTTAACGCTTGTGTATGAGTCACGGTAATACCGTCCTCACCATAGTTTTTGTTTCCGTTTGTTCCGAGTTTAACCCAATTCCCGGAAGGTGTTTCATTTATCGCGGGATAAGATTCACCAACCGGTGCGAGCCAAACTTCATACGGTGACATGATAATTTCATATGGTTCCATTTAGGATACCTCCCTTTCATCTATTGATACCGTAATGGATCGCATTTTCATCCTCCATCCAGTATCAGGATCACGCAGAGACCAAGCACCTGTCACGATTTCGGCCCCATGCAACAAACTTTTATAAATTGTTTTTCGATCTAAATACTTCAATGCATATGCTACTGCCTTGTCAACAATAGCAGCCTCCACATATGTCTCACCATAACAGTACAAATCCAATTTTGGTTTATTGATCGGTAGAAAACTATTTATAGGCTGGCCGCCAGTTTCAATTATAACAATACATTTTTGGGGCATATTCTCTACCTCGCCAACCTCATCACCATAGATTCTATCACCGACAAGTGCATATACATCAGCATCACTTAAAAGAAAATCCCGTAGCGCAGTAACAACATCAATCAATTGACACCTGCCTTTATCCTTTTTTTAAGTTCGGGATAATATTTATTTGCTGACGGTCGCAGATAAGGTTTTGATCCCTTAAAAATCGGCAGCTCCTGATACACAGCATATTTCACATTAAACGAACCCCATACTCCAACCAATGTGCCATTGACGTTTTTTGTCGGCCTCATCTGTATCGAGCCTTGCAGTGTACTTGTTTTTACATGCACAAGTCCCTTTGCTTCCATTACACAATCAGCCATAACACTATCCATTGCGGTTTTACTGACACGTTCTATTTTTGCTTTCAATTTGTCTCCGTACCAGTTCATTCTACTTGACATGTCTCAACCTCAATTCAAGATGGTCTTTCCGCCTGATTACTGCGTTAATATACATCGTTCCGAATAATTCATTACCGCGCCGATCAGTAATATTATACAGCCTGTCTTTTTCAGTGATATCTATACCAATCGGGATAATTGCAGTAGGTTCACTGACGACAACCAACTTACCATTATCCAACATTTTACTTGCCGTCTTTTCCCAGACATAACACATCACATCAATCCCTATCGTTTCCCATTTTGGCGGACCGGGATGGTTATATTCATCAATCTCGGCATTGTTACGCTGGACTGTAGTTATCATTGTCATGCGCTGCGCCACACTCATGCAAAGTTCCACCTTTTTAATCGTGAGAGTATCTGCTCCCTCGATTTTTCATAATCAACCGACACCGTCTTATAATCGCCGACACTTTCCGACTGCAGGGCGTTATAATGCAGTGATAACTTTACCAGGTCAACCGCCATTCTTTTTCTTTGCGCTTCTTCATCAACGGGAACATAGATTACAGTCACGACATCGCCCCATGTTCTGCGTGAGTTTACACCGCTGGTCAGCCGCTCGATCACTCTTCCATCATACCTTAATTTATAGTCTGTTGAATCAAGTATGGTTTCGTCGTAATCGTCGCCTGTTCTAATTTCCTCGGTCACGGTAGTAATGGATTGTGCTTTCCTTTTCAGGAACAATGCCGTCGCATTTATCTCGCCGTCGAAGGTATCAGTCTGCGTTTCGAGTTCACCGTGTCTCTCGATAATAGCAGCCTCCGCATCGTCCAATAAATCCTGTAATGCATCATCCGTGAGGTCGGTAATGACATGCGCTCTAAGTTGTGCAATCGTGAACAAGCTCATATCACAACTCCACGCAAGCCACGGTCAGCCCTGTTACCTCGTCAAGCGTAAAGTTGACATCCTGGTTGGTGTCATTGTAAATCCCTGGCGGAAAGGGACCAATCATCATATCCCCGCTCGTGGCCGGAACTGTTACCGCTTGTTCTGATACGGCAAGACCACCAACAGTTTTCGGTGTCTGGATTGTTGCCACACAATCACCGGCGCCAGATTTTTTAAAGTGCAAAAACATTCTACCGCTGTTACGCACCTTATAAGTGTTATCAGTGCTTAACGATCCGGTATAAGTTGCAGCAAGCCCGGTAGGGGCAAGCTTTTCAACGCTTAAACTTACTTCAGCCATTTTTTACTCCTTTATCATCAGGCTTTTCAGCCATTTTATTTTCAGGCTTTACAGCCTGTTTGTCTTCTGATTTGTCTTTCTTTTTTTTGATTGTACCATTCACAATCCCATATTGCGCGGCGATTTTATCGGGCAATTCTTGGCCCTTGGCCGCAAGAAGATAGGCCGCTTTCCGGTCTCCCCCTCGTACAACATGTTTCCGGTCGGAAGTTAAATACAATCGTTCTTTTATGGTCATGATTCCTCCTTATTCAAAATCCGGTAGAATTATGTACATAACATGTACGTTCCATTCTCCGGCTGTCCCTGCGCTGTTACAAACGTTTTCAAACATTACACTTTTTGAATAATATTTCCGTTTTTTTACCCTGGTATCATTCTGATTTATCAGGCTGATAAGATATACTCCCAGGCCCTTATAATCAGGGGCCGTATCCAGGTTGGAATCGGTCGTGTCGCATATCCCTGACGTGCCAAGTCCGTCAATAATGCCATCGGTATCTCCGCCGAACTCCCCGAAATCAATATCGGGATCACCGGCCGCATCCTCAGTGCATTCCACAAAAATATCCAGGACCAACGATTTGTCCGGTAATACCATTCGCGCCGCACCGGTTTCGTCATCATGTCTGATATGCACACTGGAAATATTTATCTTGGCTTCCTTCGAGTCTTCCAATTTCAGCCAACCAAATGCTTCAAAATAGGATTTATATGTCACTAAGTCGGCGCTGGAGATAACATCCCCTGGCTTGCAATACTCGGTAACCCCCTCCGGGTTGTTTTGTCGCACCAGCACTCCGCCGGATGTTAAATATAAATATTCTTTCGCTCGCATGGTATTTCCTTTCTAAACGAGGGGGCCGAAGCCCCCTATTAATTACTTGTCGACGTAGCCCATAACCAGGCTTTCCAGGAATCCCGCATTCGTTGCATTGTTGATCGTGAGGAAAAAAGGTTCCCCGACATACGGATGCACTATGTGCGGTGCCTCAACCCTGGTAACCTCACTCGCTGTCAAGCTGATATTAAGTACCGCACCGTCTCCCACGATACCCATAATCAAAACTTTTCCACCATCCGCGATGGCTGTTCCGCCCCCTCCGGCATCAACACCGGTGATGTTGTTTGTGAGAGTAATAGTTTTCGTGGATAGGGACGCCACGGTATTAAACTCCCACGTACCATCGGTAAGCTGGTATGCGATTACATCACTTGCGGCAGCCGCGGCCCCGGCGGGACTCAGCGGTGCTACCGCGCAGAGAATGTCTTTCTGTCCTGACAATACCACTCCATCGGCAGTATTACGGGATGATCCGGTGTGTCCGGACGCGTCTTTTGCATACTGGAATGATGCGAGATGTGCCGTAGCTGCTGCCAGGTATTCCATGGCTAACAGCGCCAATCTTTTCCCATCCTGACCCGGTATGTTTTCCGTAATAGCCGTATCAGCGGTTTCCGTGTGATAGTCATGGACATCAAATCCATATACATAAGCTGGCATGTTCATTTTCTTGCCTCCATTTATGATTTGCCTAATCGGTCAACGACCGATATTAAACACCAGTGACTTCGCAAAACGCGAGCGCCCGGGTGATAACCATCACCATGCGCACGTCTGCGCGGATTCTCTGTACACCGGAAACATATTCTGATGCATGGGAATCCGTAATTTTAAAGGTTATGCCGCGTTTTTCAAGCAACATGGCAAACCCATTTGTATCGGCCACAAGAACGGTACCTTCGGGGATAACGGCGTTTTCAACGACCTTGATTCCCCACAGTACCACTGGACCGGCTTCGGTTGGCGGCCCAAGCTTGTAATAGCCGTCATCCGCCTTGGACAGCCTTAACTTTGTGCTCCACCAGTCAGCGGAATTGATATAGATCACATTCGGCATCGCGAATCCAACAGTCCGCACAAGTTTTATTGCTCTTGCGATGGTGTCAAAATGATCACCGCTGTGAACAATTGACTGAATGCCTGTCTTTTCAAGCATCCCCTGAAGATTGGGAGTACTTCCGTCGCCGTTCATAATTTGATAATCGGCCCGCTGCTTAAGACAAAACAACATTTTGGCATCCAGGTAGCTTTCGATTCCCTCGACATCCTCAAGCTGTTCATCGGTAACAGGCAAGCTGTGACCAATTTTTTCAACGGTCTGCGATCTTTCGGTAAGGGCAAACGCACTTTCACCGTATGCACCGGCTTCCGAAATTTCGGCGGCGTTGTTTGTCTGGGTGGTTTCCTCCATGTACTTATACGTCGCCTGATTGATTGTTCCACCAGGGATTGTATCGATGATCTGCACAGGCCGGGCGGCATAAGGCACAATCAATCCACTGCGGATTGATTCGGGAGCGTATCCCGCACTCCGGGAAAATGTGGTTTTCATATCGATATCAACAGTCGCCTCTGGTCTCCCGCTTTTCCGATCCTTATAAGCCCGCGATTCGACAAAAAGCTTTCCGATGGTTTTTGCTTCTCCTTCCTGTTTTCCGGAGAACATGGCCGGGGTCTCACGATCTTTCATCCCCTCCCGCAATGCCTTCTCTTCGTTTTCAAGTTGTACCAGGCTGTCAACCTCTTTACGAACGTCGGCAAGTTCAAGATTGAGTTTTTTGTATTGTTCGCGGCGCTCCTCGGTGGTACCCTGAAGCTCGGAACATTTCTCAAAATCGTAACCGTCGCCCGCCTCGTCGTATATCTTCAATAACTTGTTTTGCTTGGCCTCAAACTCTTTCCTTTTTTCTACAAGTTTTGTGCTGGGCATTTTATTTCCCTCCTATTGATTTTAATAATTGCATGTGTTCTACGTAAATCTCGTTGTGCTTTATTTGTAGCTGCTCAAGCCCGCTTGCCAGCTCAATAAGCCGTGACCGTAGTACATTTGCACGATTGATTGTCGATTCTGACGGATGTCTACCCTCTTCCTCCCTAAGCCCGCTTAGATCAGAAATCCTTTTGGTAACATCTTCCACCTCGGCAATCACTTTATCTATATGCTCTATAAGCCGCATACCTTGTTTACCTTCTTCGTTTTTCTCAGTGTCCAGATCCTCAGACTTAATATCCAATAGCCGCGTATTAACCCCGGCCCCCATAAGCACTGGGGAGACTTCCGGGACTTTAATTCGTTTGAGCACTCGGATATTTCTCCCGTCAATCGTTCTCATCTCATAATCAATTTCTGGAAGCGCATAACTGAACTCCTGGACCCGGCCTTTGCTATGAATATATTTCATTTTTTTATATGTAGCCACGGCCGCCGGATCTTCCATATCGAACTCACCCTCGATAATTGCGTTATCTCCCTGCTCGAATATTTTACCCACGCCAATCGGGAGCGCCGCTACGCCCCGATCCCAAGAACCGTGGTTATATTGACTGATGATAACTTTCTGCTCGCCGAATGCTCCAGGGATGGTCATGTCCCCATCACTATCGATTACATTAAGAGTTGCGAACACGCCGGTAAAAATCCCGGTATTTTCGCCATCCTTAAACTGCAAATCTTTGAATTGGTATTTTTTCGTATCCATTAGCTCCTCCTTATAACTGGCGCGAATGAAAGAGTCCCATTGGGGTGCTCTGTGATATTCATTTCTTCCGCCTCTGCAAAAGTAACAATATCACCATTTCTTTCAATACATTCGTCATCAGACGTGGGCAATTGCCCATCCCACACCTGCAACGATTCTATTGTGTCTGATTCTCTATATGCCTCAAGGCTTGCCACATTTTGGGCGTACTTCGTTTCTGTCCGGGCAATTATCCTTGATCTTATCTGTACGCTGCTCCAAGGACCAGCCGGGATTTTATCACGTATCATCCTCGCCACTGCAATCGGCCCTTCCCCAGCCTCACGACCCTCCGATAATGTCTGGAATAATGATGTCTTAATCTCCTCCGTAAGATCAATCAACCCCAGGTGTTTACCCCCGGCCTCTGCAATCCGCAATTCTGCGGGGTCGGTCAGATTTATCGCCAGGCCAGTAACCGTATTTATGGTGTCGTATGTTTGCCGGGCTGTGCGTAAAAAATGCGTTTTATAAGTCCCGCTTAATAATTCTGTATAATCAAGCTCGCTCATCAGCTCATCGAGCACGAGCTGTGCGTATACTTCATCATCGATGATCGACTTTAAACTTTTTGCGTAATCTATCCCGCGTTGCTCGGAGATCCGCAACCAAACACTGGCCGCAACATCGCCGATCTTATTAAAAGCCTTTTTTACTTCCGGCTCAAATATCCCAGCCAAATGCGATTGATCTTTGTACAATTGGACTATAAGCCGCTGTTGCCATGCCTCGGCTTTAAGAGTTTTCAAAAACTCATCAATCCAACCCTTGCCGTTGTTCTGCCCATGATCACCCTGTGCCGGTGTCGTCTGGTCTTCACCGGCCGGAACTACTATCATATTGAATTTGCGTAGATATATTTCATGTTCAGGTTTTATTTCGTATCCAAGTTCTCCCCTTGCCTCGGCTACGGTTATCAGTCCGCTTTCTGTGAGAGCGCCTAATCTTTCAGCCAATTTATTTTGGTCCTCCTGTAGCACGCGGACTTTTGATAGATCGTATTTGGTTTTCGCTCCCCTGCGCGTATCGAAATCTGATAATATCTGACTATCCATCTCTGACGCTATAAGCCGCTGCATCGGGATAATGCATCCTTCATAGGCCAGCTCGCGCATTTCCTTCATGGTTGCTCCGACCTTTGTCTGTTGTAGACCAGTCCCGAACCCCACAACTGCCGCCGGTATTCCTAAGATCGCACATACACGTTCCTCCGGGATATCACGCAAGTTGCCAAGTTCCATATCTTTTGGCGAAAAAGCAAACTGCTTAACTTCAGTTTTGCTCCGCATAACAAGCGGTTCTCCTCGCCTATCACCGGTCGTATGCTTTTTAAACCAATCTTTTGTGGCCTGGGCATCATCGGGGGATACTGCCCCTTCACCTGCAGGACTTATCACCAATCCGGGAACCCCGCAATTTTTAAGCAACATAGCGGTATAATTTGCCGCTTCATCATCGGTAAAAACCTCACGCAATAATGATGCCAGGGGAGATAGCCCTTTTCGTGTATTCTGCGGATCAAGCCCATAACGGAAATGGACAACATCTTCGCGCTCAATTTTTATTTTTACACCATTCGGCATGTATTCATAATGGCTGATAAAGTCGCTTCCGTCCTCCGGCCACTTCGGCTCCATCATCCAGTGCGGAGCATACCATAATTGTATAACCTTGCGTTGGCTGTTTCTGATCTTAATCCAGTAACCGTTCCCGTCTGTGTTGAACGATATTATCGTTGCCATCATTAAGATATGCCCACTGTAATATGGGTTAGGCTTATTTATGAGTTGCACAAGATCGTGGTCACGTTCCAGCTCGTTGTTAAACTCAACACAAAGCGGAGCCTCCGGGAATGTCCGCGCTATCCAGAGGACCGGAGCCATAACTACCGACGATCCAAACCCATCCCCCACGTCGCGCTTGTAATTATAATTAGAACGCGGCATCAACCACGAACGCCAAGTTGAAGCCGTAAAGACCATGCGAGCAAGGGCTTTTATATTTCGCCATGTTTTGAATATGCTCATGCCGGACCCCATCGCCTAACGGGCTGGTATAAATCTGTTACCGCAAATACATGAGCATCTAATCTATTCGGGCTTTTTTGTTTTGGATCGGCCCTATATGTCGTCATCTCATACTCCAGATTAGCGAATATTTTTGTATGATATACAAGCCGCTGATTATAGAGCGCCTTGACCGGCTCTGCTCTAAGAAGCTTTCCCCGGCTGGCAAATATATTCTTAACCTCAACCATCGGATCAAGTTGATGTATGATTGTTTCAGCCATTTTGCCGCCAAAATTGCTTTCAATCGCAATCCTGTCAGCCTTGAGCACTCGGTATAAGTTGATTGCCGCTTGCGCCCATTCAAGTGGCTCTCCTCTGATTGATACATCTTCAATTGTATGTATTGTGTCGCCCACGCGCCCGTCCGCAACAATACCGCATTCGTCACCATTCGCAGAGCCGGAGGGGTCAAGCCCAATAGTAATTGCATCAAAATAATTCGGCATTGTGCTGCGTAAAATATCGCCTTGCTTCCAGAGAGCACCTTCTGCTTGTTTCTTTTTCTTGCCAAGCCATATATGTTCGTATTTTTCAAGATCGGTTGATTTGCATAATTCCATTTCTTTTCGTAGCGTTTTAGGGAAATATGGATTCTCAGGATAATTGATTTCAAATTCTTCTGCATCAGGATGATGCTTTTCGACAAACATTTTATGTACAGCCTCATTGCCATCTTGTGGATTATATTTGATGAGAAAACGCGGCTCAGGATCTCCGGGCAGAAAGGGCCTAATTGTTGGTATAAGTACGTCCCATGCTTCACCCGATAGCTCTTCCGCTTCATCAATCCATACGAGCGTAATGCGTTGTAATGAACGAAAGCTCTGATATGTTTTAGCGCCATAAAAAATAAACTCAGTCCCATTCTTAGCTTTGAGCTGGTTTTCGCTTGCCTCGAATAAATCCCACGCATCCATAAGCGTGATATTGTCTTTAAGTATTTGCAATGAGCTTTCACTAATTCTGTTTTGAGTTCCTCTAATACAAAGAATACGACTTCCAGGCATCTGTAAAGCAAAACGTAAAACCAGATAGCCTTCTTGTGTTGATCCGCCACCACCGCGCCCGGAATGCCAAACAATATATTTTTTTCCACTTTCCCATGCCTGATTGAGCCGTTCATGTATCCAAAATTTAATTTGCTTTTCAATCGCTATTCTCCTGTGGCCCGGGTAATCCTGTTTGCGTTATGAATGTAACAGTTACCGGCCCGCCTCCTTCTCCCGTTATCTCCTGCCGATCCTTCCAGCCAAGTTGCTTAAGTGAAAAAATACAGCCTGTTGCTACATTCTGTTTCCCGGACAACATCAATCTTTCAAGGCTCGCCTCTTTCTTATCAATCAGCTTTTTCATTAATCGTTTTAAGGTATTGTCTTTAAGGTCATATAAGCGTTGTCGCGGGATATTATTTTGATATGCAAACTCCGCCACTATGGGGATTTCTGTTTCATCAATATATTGATCGAGTTTAATAATTATGTCATCTAATTTTTCAGGAGTGTATTTATATGCTGTTCGTTCTTTTTTAGTGTCCGAATTAGGTGCGATAATAAACCTCCCAGTTTACTATATAAGAAGTTTATTGATTTATGTGTGTTTTGTCAATACAAATAAATAGGCGGGATATTTCACCCGCCTTTCATTAACATATCATATACATCTTATAGCACCAATATTTATTTAATATCTATTACTTCATGATTGCATCACCTCCTTGCTTTCTCTGGCGGTAATACCGTAATAACTTTCTCAAGCATCTTGTGATATTTTATAATTTCTTGCGGTCTGTTTGATTTTTTTATTGGCATCATTTGTCCTCCCGTATCATTATAATTATCTCATCGAGTTTCACTTGGCTATGTCTTTCTGCCGGCAATAAACTAACATATCCTATATTTTTATCATCATCGATTATCCCCGATCTCTGAATTCCGTCACAAATTGGCTTGATTAAATTATGATGATCCATGCGGTTATTTATGTTGACATGTATTATTAGGGATATTTTGTCATACTTTGTATTACCGGCAGTTGCTTTTATCGTAAACGCGATTGAATCAATAAACTTTTCATATTCTGGAGATGCAAAAATCCTTCCCGCTCTTACCATGTGCCACTTATTTACGCTCACGGCCTTCCCGGTCCACTTAATTGTTATCATTGATTCTTTCTCCCTGCCGCACATATTTCCGCTTAAGCTTTGGTTCGAGCAGCTTTCGCAAATCCTCATCCTCTACTGACCGGACCTGCAGGTCTCGCAGAAACCAACACAGCCCCCCGACAATAATTACCACAAGGCTGAAAACAAAAATCATCATAGCCGCAGCCTCGGCGCTGGCAAACATATTGTGGAAAACACAACATGCTGAAATAATTATCCCGATCCCCAAAAGTATGGTAGCGCCAGCTGTTATGGCCCGCCACCTGTTAAGCTCTTGTTTTGTCATCTTTCCCCTCCAGTTCTTTTATTTTCTGCTCATAGTGTAATATTATATGAGTCGCCCATTCGGGCTCACGCTTAACTAATTGATATAGACTGCATTCATTCCCGTCGCTATCCTTGTATTTTTTTTCCCACTGGTTATTGATTGCATCTTCGATTTCATTATTCATGACTCTCCTCCAGTTCTTTTTCTATTTGCTTTAAAAACATATTTGCCGCATCAAGCCTTTTAAATAATTTTTCAGATGGGGTTTTCCCTATTCGATAATGAGTACACAATTCTTGATAAGCTTTCGCTGCGTTAATTGCCTTTCTTTTATCCTTCTCCACTTCCTCTACCAGCTCGGTGAGAACTTGTTTAATATCATCCTCACGGTTGCTTTTCCACCTTTTGTCAACTGTACGATGAGTATAATAATGATCAATAATTCCAAAAGCAAAATCAATATTAATTGCCTTCTTCATAATCCCTCCAGTCTTTTTCTATTTTTCGCCGGTCAGCATCGGAATAATCAACCGGGCCATAAATGGTCGAGCGTGCATGCCTATGATGCCACCCCGATTTAAAAACATTCTTTGTCATCTCTTTAAGTATTTCCCTCAGTTGCTCCACCTGCTCCGGCGTGCAGACGATACGATTTTGTATTGCCATTATTGCTCGTTCAACTGCGCTCATGATTTATCCTCCTATCGTTTTTTTTAATTGCTCGCAAGCCGGACATGAACCTTTACCCACATAATTATGTAGTGAACAGGTGTGTGACTGTGCATTTGGCCTCTCGTTCCATCTTTTTCTTGCTTCCTCTTGCCAAGATTCTTTTTGATTAACAAGTACTATAGGACCACTGGCACCACAGCTTTGACAAACTCCATGCCCCCATAATTTACTTACTCCAGTAGTTAGGGCAGCGATCAATTCTGTTTCTCCACAAAATGGACAAGGTTTTAATTCATTCATGATTTATCTCTCCTTACATAAATAATGATTATGCACATCTTTATATTTCCATTGATGATATTTATAATGATGATCTTGCTTGTTAAGATAATCTAATATCTCATTATTTTCATTTTTTAAATCTATTAAATCTTGGATAGTTATTTTATTATTCATTGTTTGTTTTCCTCATCAAAAATAATCTTGAATATTTATATTATATGATAAATATAATGGGTGTTTTGGAAATCCTAATTTTGTTTTACCGAAACATTTTATCTGGTACCCGCTTGGATAGCTGCTACTAAAAATATATGGAGGAACCTTTAAACCTTTTGGAATATTTCCAAATGCGTAAATCACAGTTGCAAAATCAACTTTCGGAAATGATAATTCTAAATAATAATCATTCTCTGGACCAACCGGATCGTCCACCGATAATAATTGTTTTGGATTTGTCGCCCTGTATGCAAAAAGATTGACAACAAACATTCCGCCGCATCCATACTTTTTAGAAAAGCCAATACATTTTCTTATTGTAGGATCATCTGTTTCGGCATCAGCGGTTGACGGATTGAGCATTACCCAAATGAATGTTTTTATATTATCACTCCATACTCTCGTTAACGAATATCTATATTTACCGCATTTTGATATTTCTGCTGATTTAATCATGTTGCCTCTCCTCCGCATCCTCCAGCGGACACCATTCAGGGATTTCTATACACGTAGTTAGTACATTATCGATTTTTCGTTCTCCTATCTCAGGGTGCAAGCAAAAATTACTATAAGCACCGTAATGTTTACAGTCAAAGCAACTGTCTATCTCTAATAATTTACTCATGGGATTGCTCCTCATATCTTTTTCTACATGCTCCGATGTGTCTGTTGAAATTGGCAGCAGCTCCTGCAAAATTATATCTACCCCTATTCCCCCAATATCGTCCACCTTTATTTCTATAATAATAGGGAAATGATTTGTGACAATATCCACATTCATACCGGTTGTCAAAACGATATACCTTATGTATATTTTTTTGTTCTCTTCCAGGTTTTTCTGCATTTAGCAAAGCCTTGTCTACCAATTCCTTCATTCCAGTAATAAAATTATCACTCATCATTCGCCCTCCAGTCCTAAAATACGATTATTCAAATCTTGCACTTGATCTTCCAGAAAATGTATCTTTTCTTTATCTTCCTGCGTTGCCTCCTCCACCAGGTCGGTGAGGATATTTCTTATACTTGGTGCTGGTAATAAAACTTGCCGATAATTAAATTCTGATACATATTGCCCTATTTCATCTATCGTTTTCTCAATCTCCGCTTTTATCTTTTCAGTCATGCTACACCCCCATTGTATATTTTGGGATGATAAGGAGACCTGAAATATATCCACTTGCCGTCTTCTTTCCCTATTGGTTTTTGGTAAGCATGGCCACAGTCATAATAATCATATAGTCCGCTACCATGATTATATTTGCCAACTCCACATTTCCCACATTTTTCACATTTCTTTTCAGTCATCTGAAAATCTTTTTAAAGCTTCGTCCATAGTAACCGCCGGAGCCTCGTAATGCGCCCACTTACCTTGTGTCGCATTAGCCCATAACCTGATACCGCACCAATATACAAGTTTTTTGGGCAATCTTCTCGTCAACCAATAAATTATTTTGTCCTTCATTTTATCCTCCTATTTATTTTTTCAACGAGCCCTATTATCACAACTCTATTCGAAACAGCACAGTGTTCGCACAAAGTGATCTCGGCCGGCTTCTCAAAAACCGGTGATGCCATTTCCTCATTCGGGCCCATGACCTGCGCAAGCGCAGCGTGACCGCCGAGCATCATAGTTAATCCTTGCTGCCGCGACACAGCGCCGCTATCGATAACATACCTCTGCACCTTAAGCGTCCAAAAAAAAGGTAACGTTCCGTTTTCGCGGAAACTTTCGCCAAGCAGCTTTCCACACTTATGGCACTTTAAATGCTTTCTTAATTCGTTTTCTTTCATGTTAACTCACCCCTTTTATAATCATATTAATCACCCCCATTGCTCGGCCATTGCTTTTGCTACTCCTGGCCAAAATCGGGAACGCTCATGTCTCCTGTTTTGATTACCCTTAAATCCATTACAAGAACTTTCAAAATATCTTTTTTTCCCATGTGTAATTTTTCCAGTTGATATTGGTTCTGGTTTATTAACTGCGGTTTTATTTTGGAATAATTCATTTTCATCAGCCCATTGCAGGGGAGGTAAGTTTTTCAACCAAAGCCATGTTGTTTTTAAATGTCTATCTCCAAAATAATATGGTTGAATTATTTGTGTATATTTTGCAATTGTCGGCGAAGCGCACCCGCGAGGATTTTCTATGCATATTTTTTCAATAGATGCTTCCCATAAATCGGCAAAAAACTTTAATGCTTCCAATCTTTTATAAACTCTCTCTGGATTATTCCAGACGTGCATTGCTGCATAACTTAAATAAGTACATGGCGGATGTGCTATCATTAAATCCCATCCATCATCGATAATCTTTAAAACATCGCCCTGAAAATGTGTGCCCGGTATCTCGGTTGGCAGCAAATCACATGACCATGCGTCATGCCCGCGCGCTCTAAACGCTTCGCGTACAATACCGGAAAACTCACAAGCAACTAAAACACGCATTATTTAAATCTCCTTAAAACGCCCATCCCCAAAACCAGGCGATGTATCGTATATTTAAAATCGATAATATAATTATTCCCATAAATACGCCGGACGAAATATAAAATACAGGATGCTTGATTTTACAAATGGCATGTATCCGCTGAAGAATAATTAACATAGCTATTAAAAATAACCCTGCCCAAAACTCCGGGCCGCAAATAATAAATCCTGCAATAATCGACCAGACAAATATTGTTGGCAATAAACTTACAATCAATATCATCAGCCAGCCTCCCTCGATAAGCTTTCGTATGGTTGCGGGACCGGGCTTTTATACCACATACTATATCCGTGACATTTTTTTAAATAATCCAGCATGCCGAAACTTTTATTTCCAAGCTGCGCCTTTTTACAATCAGCTATTTTTAGCCCTGCAATCGTTTCAAAATTAACGCCCTTATTTTTAAGTTTGATTACACATTCCTGTTCGTGAGTGTATTGATTCATGCTGCATGGTCTCCTCTCGATATAAGTATTATTTTGTAGAACCTTTGAAACTCTTCAAATGTTATTTCATTCTCTTTATTGTCAACTTTCCCCTCCCATGCGATATAGACAGAAGTTTTATTGCTTCCCTGGATCTCTTGCATATCTCTTTCTTTACTTTTTCCATTCCTTTTGCCAAAAAGTTTACTACCAGATTTAAAAACCTGATTGCTATTATATTTATATAAAAATTGTTTTAATTTAGTATATAATTCTCTCGCTCTTTCCTCTGTCATCATCGGATCTCGTTTTATCGGTCGGCGCAATTTAATTGTTATACTCATTGCTCTTCTCCTTTTTTTTGTCTCCACAAATATGCACGGCTATTATTAACCAAATCCAGGTAACAATTGCACCACAAAGAAAAGCCGTTGATAGCCATTTAAACAAATCTCCAAGAAATAAACCAATACATTCAACGGCCGTCATCAATACCAAATAAATTATAAGCATAATTATTAAGCGTTTTTTATTCATGTTATCTCCTTGTATATTTTTTCCCATATTTTTCAATTTGCTCGGTTTGATTATCTGCGTGATTATATCCGCAACCACATATTTGCGATCCCATAACAAACGCTCGGTGCATGGAGTGACCGCAATTTTTACAAACTGGGTAACACCTGCAGGTAGGGTTGAAATAATAAAATTCCCCGAATCTTTCTTTGACAATAATTTTTTGCCATGGCTTTTTACAGACTGGGCACAACCCACCAGCTGCTTCAAGTTTATAAAGCAATAATAATTCGGCCGGCAGATTCGCTTGATTCCCGAGTTCATACGCATACAATAACTTTTGTTGCATGTCTTTTATTATTGAGTGCTCCAATGTTTGCGAAAAAATAATTTCTGATGCTTTCTTCAATTTTTTCTCCCCAAATAATTTAAGATCGAATCGAGCTTGGAGTGGAATACTCCGTATGTATATCCCGCCTTTTCTGCAAATTCAGTGACACTATGGTTTTCATCAAGAAAAAATGATTCCAGAGCAACACATAATATTTCATAATTTTTTTGCGTTGGATGTGATGACAACCGTTTAAGATCTGATTTTAAAAGCTGCCCTTCCTTTTTCCCCCAGGGCGGTTTTATGCTCATCTTGTTTTCGTAAAGTGTAAAATATTTTGCTACACTTTCTTTATAACCAATAATTGGTTTTTTAATATAGGGCGGCTTGCCGCCATTATTTTTCTTTATATCTATCTTTTTCTCTAGTTCTATATCTATCTCTAGTTCTGGTAGACATTGTCCGGACAATGTCCTACCTTTGTTTTCTTCTATCCTTTTTCTGTATTCTGCTTTGCGTTCCGCCTCGGTTGATCCGTGCCCGATGAGTGTTTGTATATCGCTCATAAATATAATTCCGTTGTCCAATATTTCAACAAGCTGTAATTTTTTAAATATTTCAATTCCAGTTTTTACAGTATCAATATTGACACGTAATATTGTTGACAGCATTTCAAGATTATAAGGGATGATGTCTTTAAATAATAATTGGCCGCCTGCTTTAAGGCTTAACAAACATAATTTTAAATATAGATTTTGGTATTCAATCCCGTTTTTCATAGATTCAAGTATTTTCATTTCTTCAGAATCAAAGTAATTATCTTTTAGTTTCAGATAATAATATTTTCTTGAATCAGCCAATTTCCACCGCCAATAAAAAAACCCTCTGAGTCGGTCGCTGGGCACCGCCAACAGAACGTAGGCGGAACGACCGACCCAAAGGGTTTACGCTTGTCCTGTTTATTTTGCCCATAATCATACTCGTATATTTTCCCGCATTTGTCAAGATCATTTTATAAAATTATTTCCTATCTCGGTTATGCGGATGATAAAAAATATTCCGCCAGCTATGAACATAAATAAAAGAAGCGTTAAAAGGATAAGCGAAACGAGCAAGATATAAAAGCCAATATCATTTTTTGTTTTCATATTGCTACCCTAACTGCCGAATAAAATCGGAGATATCATCAAGGCATCCCTTACTCAAAACGATTAAATCATCAGTTAAAAAACAATACTGCCGCCAAGCCGGATACCATTTTATTTTTCCAAGCGGAATGTTGTATTTACTGAGACAAACCCATACCGAAGTTTTTGGTTTATCCTCTATTTTCTCAAAACTGATATATTTATATTTTGTTTTCACGGCATCTCCTTTACATATTGTATAATATTATAAAAAGCAATCTTGCTATTTGAATACGAAAAATAATAATCCGACCATCAAAACTTCCTTCATCTCCAATTGTTATTGAAAATAATCGGAAACGAATATATTTAAACCATCCCAAAGAAATTTCAAAATGTTTAAAAAATGCTTTGATCTTTTTAATCATAATTACTCCATGAAATCAAGAACATCTTTAAGACAATTTGCCCCAAATACTTTACCCTCACATGAACTAAAAACATAAGCTTTGTACGGTTTATAATAAGTGAGACTTCCTAAATAATTTCCCGTTTTATTATTTGTGATTTCATAGACGGATTTACCTTCTATGATTTCATCAGGAACTATTTTTATTGTAATAAAATTATATTTCTTTTCAGTCATCTACTTTCTCCTTTAATAAATCACATGGTTTATAATATTTAATAAAACCAAACGAATCATTTTTATAAACAGTATGTTCACATTCAATTACCATAAATGTATTTATATTAATTCCTGTTTTTGGTTTTATTATCGAAATAGCTTTCAAATATCCATAAGTAGGTGAACTTCTTAATCGATAGTATTCGCCGATTTTAATATCTTGTATCCTCATTTTTTAGGCCCTATCCAAAAATCAGACTCATCTTTATATTCTTCTGGTGGGTCAACCAAATATCCGGCCTCGCATTCATCGGGGCAACTTTCGCAGGGGAAAAGATGATATTTTGTGCAACCGCATTCTCCCTCTAAATTATAAAGCCCGTCATAACCGTTTTCCTCAAGATA